TGCTACTTTTTTCATTTCTGTTTTTCCTTGTCTTTGTCTGTGTTGTCTTTTGATTTACGCCGACCATAATACCCTCCCATCAGACACTTGCCTACCAGATACCCCACCATTGGGGCTAACAATAGGACTGTGCCTTTAATAGCCATAGCTGACATAGTTAGTCCTTCCGTTTGGTTATCGCATAGTGATAGACATAGAAGAAAGCAATCAACGAAATACCAATATCCTTTAGTACCCAAAAAGGCAAATCTGTATCAGATGGTGACACACCTGTTACAAGAAATTGAATATTCCGCACGGCTTGAAATACCAAACCAGTTGCGGCAAATATCAGACCCACCTTATGCCATGTGGGATACAGCCGCATCCGGTCAGACATCGCACCAGCATACAATATAAAAGCCGCTGCGATGTTCGTTACTGTGAGTAGAGCAAAACCGTAATCAGACATCGGCTGCTTTCTTCTTTGCAGGAGCCCGTTTAGCGGCTGGTTTCACGGGAGCAGGTTCTTTACCCTGTGCCACGTCACGAGCCTCTTGTACGACCTGTACGATGTCTTGGTGCTCACGTTTCTCCAGATAGTTAGCAACCCAACTAACCAAACCGACAGAAAGCAAACCAATCACCCAACCAAGACCCAAGGCAATATCAATATCTTGCATACTAACCCCTAGAAGAGCAGCCACCACACCACCAAGGGCAACAGCGGCTGATACCGCGATACCCCCGATGATTGCACCTGCTGTCAATCTACCTTTTTCTTTAATCTTAGCTGGTTGATAGAAGAATGACACGGACAGTCCTCCCAATAAGCCTGAAAGCATCAAGGCCAGTTTGCTAATGTAAAATCCACCGATGGTTGAAGTTGTTGGTTCCATTTTGTATCCTGTTTATGAATAAGTGAACTCAACCAAATCACCTGCTCCATTATAGCTGAACTCTTTAACCAAGTCAATACCTTCTGGGGTACTTCCTGATAAAGTTACGCTAATTAGGTCACCACCAGCATTGTAAGCCAATGTCTTGATGATTCCATTGTCGTAGGTAATTGTAATTAAGTCGCCACCAGCGTTATACGCCAATACACCACCAGAAGCGGCAAGGTTCTTGTTCACTGTCTCAAAGGTTTGAGCAACGAACTCGTCTTTTAATTGTTCAGCAAGCTCTTCGGTATTGTATCCAGCCCACTTGTTGATTGTTGCATTGATGTCTCCACCCGCAGCAGCATCCATCAAGGGGCCAGAGTCAATCTCACGACCGTCAGAGAGAACACAGACCAAAGAATTGTCAGCAGCCCAGTAAACATCGACAATGGTTGCACCGTCTTTGCCATCCTGACCGTCTTGACCGTCCTTACCGTCTCGACCAGCAGGGCCAACGATGCTTTTACCATCAACCCCCTGCTTACCGTCCTTACCCGCTGGCCCCTGAGGGCCGGGAACCTTAGCAATCTGCTGCATTTCCTTGACGGACTCCTTAACAAAGCCTTCCAGCTTCTTAATTCGCCCACCAATGACCCTTGCAGCCTCCTCTAAGGTGTCTTCCTGCTCTTGTTTAGCTTGAATACTTGACTGAAGCTCAGAAATCAGAGCCAGTTGCTGCTCTTTTGACAGAGAAGCAGTGGCTAGTTGCTTAACCAGTGAATCAACTGCCATCACCAAGCTCCTTTGAGAGTTTACTTACGAACTTATTGGCTGTGTCTCGGTTCTTGGACTCAGTTTGCATCTTGACCACCTCTAAATCTTGGTCAAGCTCCTTCTCTTTGAGCATCAGTTCTGCAATCCGCATACGGCGCTCAAAGTCTTGGCCCTCGTTATCCTCATCCAAGTTGTTAGACACCGCAGCAATAACCTTAGCACGAGCCACTTCAGGGGCCAACTGAGCCTCTACAGCGGCCTTTTGAGCCTCTGCTTGCTGCTTCATGGCCTTAGACTCCACTTCAGAGACTGTAGCCTCCTGCAAGCGCATCTCCATCTGCTGTGCCTGTTGTTGAGCTTGTTGTTGCTCTGGGCTTGGTTGACTGAGTTGCTTGATCTGAGCAATCATTTCCTCTCGGTTGGAGAGGCCCATGTTGTCAATCACAGCAGTGACCAACATCGGGTAGATAGGGCTGTCTTGGCCCAGTGTCTGCAATAATTGCACCAACTGAGTAACCTCATACTCACGGGCAATCACACCCAAAGAGCTAGAAGCCACGAACTTGAAGTCTTGCACCGGATAGTGCTCAGGGTCAAACTGCATATAACGCCACGCAGTCTTCTGAATCAAAGGAATCAGATACGACTCTTGGAAGTTAATCAAGGTACGTTTGTGTCGCTTGATGATAGCACCAAGGGACATACTCACAGCACCAGCAGCAGCCTCACCATTGATAGAGCCGGGGATACCAGCAGCATCAATAGCACCTGTAGCCATCTGAACCATTCGCTGCAACTCACCCGCCTGAGCGAAGGTCACTTGGTCAAGGGAACCGAACTTCAAGGGCAACAGCACTTCAGCAGGGTTACCGTTGGTCAGGATGGTCTTACCGGGTCGAATATCGAGCTTAGTGCCTCGGGGGAGGCGAGTAGCATCAATAGCCATCATGGGGTGAGTGGTCAAAGCCAAGGCATCAATACGAGCACGAAGCTCAGTATCCAAAGCCTTCTGGCTGTTGTAACCCTTCTCACAGATACCACGACCCCAGAAGCGTCCGGGAACCACATCCCAAGAGAAGGCCACCACTGGGCGGTCTTGCATCATGTAGGGGTTTTCCTCTACCTTGAGCAATGTACCACCGTTGGCAATGATAACAATAGCCTCAACCAGAGTCTCGTCTTCGTCTTCTTCTTCCTCGGTGATGTCAGCAACATCAGCTTCCTCATCATCCTCCGACATCATTGCTTTGGTCAGCAAGTTACGGGGCACAAGGCCAAAGTATTTGGTTAGTCGAACCTTGTCCTCAGGATAGACATTCAACTCTTGGTCAGGTTCAAGGTCTGTATCCGTAGGGGCATCACCGATCTCAACATCACGGTAGATACCGTTCTGGATGTTAATCTCAACCTGATGCTTGGGGACAAACTCGTCAATAGCGACACCCAAAGCATCCTCAATGCAGGAAGCCACAGGGTCAATCAGGAAGTTCTGTGGGAGAATAGGACGATGTTTAACCACCGTTCGGTTAACGATGTTAACACCCACCGCTTGCATAGCTCCATCCATGATGGGCTGAGTGGCGGGTTTCATCTCCTTGACTTCCTCAATCACAATCTCAGCTACACCGGAGCCATACACAGCAGAGGTCAGGATACACTCTGCAATGGCCTTACGGGTCTTGGTGAACTGGAAGTCTTCAACCAACTGCTCACGAAGGAAAGCCACATCTGCTTGGTCTTGGTCTTGGCGGTCATCCTTGATGTCAAACCACTTGCCACGCCCAAAGGTAGCTTCTTCAACCTCAGCCACCGCACTCTCAACCGCTTGCTGGAGTGCAGGGGAAATGAGCTTAGAACGCTCTGAGTCTCGGGTCTTGTCGGACTCAGCCCAGATACCACGCCACAAGCGATAGTATTCCTCATGCTTGTCCTGATAGTTGCTCTCATAGTCATCACGCCACTTATCGACATGATCCATGACCCACCCAGACAACTCATCTTGTTGTGGTGTGTTGTTGTTGGTTTCGTTCATTGACGGTCTTTCTTATCAATACCCAGAGAGAACATCTAAGGGTTCGTAGTCATCATCTTCATAATCCACGTTGTATGAGGTCAATGCAAGCTGATCCACATAGGACAGAGCATCAACCAAGTCATCGTGGACACCGTTGGTTGGGAACAACATCAACTGGTCTTTGAACTCATCCCAATCCTCATCGGGATTGAAGGATACTCGTCCATGTTCCATTCGACCTTGAAGCGACCAGACAACCCGATCAGCCTTCTTCTTGTTCCCGTGCGTGAGGTCTACAATGTGTGCGTACACATTATCCTTACGCATGAAGTCACTCAGGTACGGTAGCACAGCGTTCTTCAATGCACCCTTTTCGATGCCGATAGACCGTGGCTGATAGTCCCGAATAATAGTCAGTATCTTCTGAGCCGTGGCTTTAATATCCCACCGACCATGCTCAATGGACTTAACCCACCACCCACCATCGTCAGTAATCTTCACGATAGCAATAGCAGTCTCGTCCAATCGCTTCTTACTGGCTGAGGCTTGTTTACCAACTTCCTCAAAACCAGCCAAGTCGATAGCCACCACGTAATCGCCTTCCTTTGGTTCCTTCTTTAACTTGAACCATTCAGCCTTAAACACATCAGTGCCAGCAGTATCAAAGCTGGACATATATTCCTGACGGAAGGCAAAGGAACTCAGGGTCTTCTTAGCAGACTCAATTTCCTTGGGGTCGATAGTCTCGTTATC